TGGCCCTGCTGATGGCCCGCATACGCACGCTGAAGCCGGAAGTGTGGATGTCGCCGCAGGTGATGAACCTCTCCGCGCACGCCAGGCTGCTGTTCATCGGCCTGATCACCCAGTCGGATGACGAGGGGAGGGGTTCGGCGGACGCTCGCCGACTTAAGGCCGCGATTTTCGGCGGCGACGACTGCACGTCGACGGACGTTCGACGATGGCTCGACGAAGTGTCGTTGCAGCGTCTGGCCGTGCTGTATCAGACGGAAAACGACGGGCTTTTGTTCCAGTTGCCCAGCTGGAAAGCACATCAGAGCATCGACCGGCCAAAGCCGAGTCACTACCCGGCGCCCCCTGATCCGAAACCGCCGTCGCTGAACGATCGACGAACGATCGTCGAGCCTGCGCCGAAGGATCGTGAGGGATCGGAAGGGAAGGGAACGGAAGGAAGGGAAGGGATCGGACCGGACGCGCGCGCGCACACGCGAGAGGCGGTCCCGATTCGAGTCGACGAGCTGGTCGCCGCGGAGGTCTCCCGCGAGGCGATCGAGGAATGGCGCCAGCACCGCGACGCCCTCGGCAAACCCCTGCGACCGCATGAGCTGATCGTGTTCGGCAAGGTGCTGCGAGGCGCCGGGTCACCGTCGCAGCAGCTCGCGACCGTGCGCAACTGCATCGCCAACGGCTGGGCGAACCTGCGCCACGCCGACACCCAGGCGACCGCGCCTGTCCTGCAGACCTGGGAACCCCCCGACGACGAACCGGAGGAGCAGCGCCGTGCATAGGCCAGACTGGGACCGATTCCGAACCCTGCTGAACAACCTCGCTGCCATATACGGCAAGAAGCCGCCTGAGGACGGGCTGCTGCAGGCCTATTGGCAGGCGCTGCGCGACCTGCCGATCGAGCTGGTCGAGCAGGCCGCGGCCTATCACCAGCGCTACGGCAAGCACTTCCCGCGCCCCGTCGAGCTGCGCCCGCGCGACGACAAGCCGGGCGGGGCGCCGGAGTCGCGGAACACCCTCGACGATGGCGAGCGCCTGGCCGAGCGCTGGCGCGAGCGCGCCACGGCATCAGGCGACCCGCTGGCACTGGCCGCCCTGCAGGACGCCGCCTGGGCACGCAGGCTCGCCACGACCGACGAGTCGCATCCCGCCTACCGCGAGACGATGCGCATGGCACGCCTGGCCGCGGATCGGCATATGGCGCTGCTGACCGGGCGGCCCATGCTGGTGCGCGTCAAGTGACCCGCGAGCGCATCCCGCCGGCCAGCGTCGTGATCCTGACGTTCGGGGGCGTCAACGCCACCGCACGCGCGATCGGCGTGCATCAGAGCTGCGTGTCACGCTGGCAACGCACAGGCCTGGTCCCGGCCCATCACCAGCAGCGCGTGCTGCGCGTCGCCTGGCGTCACCAGCTGGAGCTGACCGCGCTCGACGTGGTGTTCGGGCGATGATCACCCTGCGACTGCCATTCCCGCCGAGCGTGAACCGCTACTGGCGACACCCCTCCCGCGGCCCGCTCGCAGGGCGGCACCTGATCAGCCAGGAAGGGCGCGCCTACCGCGACGCGGTGCGCCTGGCTGTGCTCCAGCAGCGCGCGGTCCACGGCCTCGAAGGCCAGCTGCGCCTGACGGTCGACGCGCACCCGCCTGACCTGCGGCGGCGCGACCTCGACAACCTGCTCAAAGCGCTGCTCGACGCGATGGCGCACGCGGGCGTCGTCGAGGACGACAGCCAGTTCTTCGGGATTTCAATCTGGCGGATGGCCCCTGCGCCGCCGGACGGCCACGTCAACGTCACCATCGAGGCACCATGAGCTACGACAACACCAACCGCGGCGCGCTGTTCCTGAACGACAAGCAGGGCAACGACAAGCGCCCCGACTACTCCGGCAAACTTGACGTCGGCGGCAAGGAATACCGGATCGTCGCCTGGGCTCGCGAGGGCAAGCGTGGGATGTTCCTGTCGCTGGCCGTGGAAGAACCCCGCCAGGGCGGCTCCAGCGCCCCAGCGGGCCGCTCCGTGCCTCCTGTCGCAGCTGTCGCAAATGTCGCAGGGTCCAAGGCCCGCAGCGACGAGCCGTTCGACGACGACATCCCGTTCTGAGCCGGGCGGTGCGGATGAGTTTTCCGACGAGAACTCATCCGCACTGGGGTGTTGCTGTTTCCGCAACCATCTGCGGAATTCGCCGCGGTACGCTCCCGCCGCATGGGCGCAAAGCGTTCCCCCGAGATCGAGCAGCTCGTCCTGACGGCCATCGCGGACGGCCTGAGCGTGCGCAAGGCGTGCGAGGCCGCGGGTGTTGCACCGAGCAGCTGGGTCGACTGGTGCGATGCGGACGAGAAACTCGGCGAACAGTACGCACACGCGCGGCGGCGCGGTGCTGATGCCGAGTTCGAGCGGCTGCAGGAGCTGGCCGACGAGCCGCCTCCGCCGACCGCTGACGGCAAGCTCGACTCCGCGTGGGTGCAGTGGAAGCGCCTGCAGATCGACACGCGCAAGTGGGCGCTGTCCAAGCGCCGGCCCGAGAAGTACGGCGACCGCATCGACGTGCAGCAGACGACGTCGCCGCTGCTGATCCAGATCAACCTGGGCGACGACGATCGCGGCGCGATGCGCACTGTCGCTGCATCGGCGAAGCATGAACTGCCGCAGCTGCCGCTGGTCACGCGCTGAGGGCGCGACGTTGCACTGCCTGTTCTGGCAGTCCGCTGCGAACCGGCGCTGCACCCAGTTCGAGTACGAACCCGGAACGGATTCGCATTGACCGCCATTGCCTATACCCCCCCTGGACCGGTCGCCAAGGCATTCTTGCGTGACGACCGGTCTTTTTTTCGCGGCCTGATGGGGCCGTTCGGGTCGGGCAAGAGCACGGCGTGCATCATGGACATCCTGCGCCGCGCGCAGGATCAGCGCGTCGGCAAGGACGGCAAGCGGCACTCCCGCTGGGCAGTGATCCGCAACACCTACCCCGAGCTGCGCACGACGACGATCAAGTCCTGGCACCAGTGGGTGCCGCCGCAGCTGGGGCGGTGGGTGGACTCTGGTCCGCCTACGCATCACGTCGAAGCGGGCGACGTCGACCTCGAGGTCATCTTCATCGCGCTCGACCGGCCCGACGACATCGCCAAGCTGCTGTCGATGGAACTGACGGGCGCGTGGGTCAACGAAGCGCGCGAGGTGCCCAAGGCCGTGATCGACGGCCTCACGGGCCGCGTCGGACGATTCCCGTCAATGCTCATGGGCGGCAGCGACTGGTCCGGCATCATCGCCGACACGAACCCGCCCGACTCCGATCACTGGTGGTACAAGCTCGCCGAGGAGCAGCGACCCGAGGGCTGGGCGTTCTTCCGCCAGCCGGGCGGGCTGTCGCCGGACGCTGAGAACGTCGAGCACCTGCCGAGCGATTACTACAAGCGCCAGCTGGCCGGCAAGGACGAGGACTGGGTCAACGTCTACGTTAACGGCAACTACGGCTTCGTGCGCGACGGCAAGCCGGTCTATCCCGAGTTCCGTGACTCCGTGCATGTTCGCGAGTTCGACATCGTGCCGGGCTGGCCGATCTACATCGGGATCGACTTCGGTCTCACGCCGGCAGCGGTGTTCGGGCAGCGCAGTCCGATGGGTCAGTGGCGCTGGCACTCCGAGCTGGTGACCGAGGACATGGGCGCGGTGCGCTTCGCCGAGCTGCTGCGCGCGGCGATGCATGAGCGCTACCCCGGCATGGCATTCGCCAGCATCACGGGCGATCCGGCAGGCGAGGGGCGCAGCCAGGTCGATGAGACGACGCCCTTCCAGATCCTGCGTGCGGCGAACATCCAGGCCGCTCCGGCGCCGACCAACGATTTCACGAAGCGGCGCGAGTCCGTCGCGGTGTGTCTGTCACGCATGGTCGACGGGCAGCCTGGCCTGTTGCTGCATCCGCAATGCCGCAATCTCAGGAAGGGCATGGCCGGCGGATACCATTACCGTCGGGTGCAAGTGTCTGGCGAGGAGCGCTATCGCGACCAGCCGGACAAGGGCATCTATTCGCACGTCTGCGAGGCCGGGCAGTACATGCTCGTCGGCGCAGGCGAAGCGCGCACGCTGGTGCGACGCGAGCCTCGCGTGGCCCGTCGCGACCAGGCGCAACTCGACTACGCCGCACTGGGGTGACGCATGGGTTCGCTGTTCAAGGCTCCGAAAGTTCCCGAGATGCCGCCGCCGCCGGCCCCGCCGCCGGCCCCCTCGATGGATCAGGCGCGGCAGATGCAGCAGGCGCAGGACCGCATCGCGGGCCGCCGCGGGCGTGCCGCCTCGATCCTCTCCGGCGAGCGCGGCGACCTGGCCTCACCGCCGACCACCGGCGCCAAGACGCTGCTGGGGTCGTGACGTGAGCGACTCGCGCGCTGACGAGATCATCCGCCGGCAGGAGCACCTGTCGAACCAGCGCGTGCTGTTCGACTCGCACTGGCGCGAGATCGCCGAGCGACTGCTGACGCGCGAGAACCATTTCCGGGTGACGCGCACGCCGGGCGACAAGCGCACCGAGCTGGTTTTCGATTCGACGGCCACGCTGGCGCTCGAACGGTTCGCCGCGGCGATGGAGTCCATGCTGACGCCCCGCACCCAGCGCTGGCACAAGCTGCGGATCGAAGATCCCGACCTGAAGGATGACCCCGAGGTGAAAGACTACCTCGACGAGGTCACGCAGACGCTGTTCGCCGTGCGCTATGCGCCGCGCGCCAACTTCGCCAGCCAGGCGCATGAGGCCTACATGAGCCTCGGCGCCTTCGGCACGTCCGCGATGTTCATCGACGACCTGGTCGGGCGTGGCATCCGCTACCGAGCGATCAACATGTCCGAGGTGTTCATCGCCGAGAACTACCAGGGCCGCATCGACACGGTCTACCGGAAGTTCAGCATGACGGTGCGCCAGGCCGCGCAGCGCTTCGGCGAGCAGGTGCTGTCCGAGCGGCAGAAAGCCGCGCTCGAAAAGCAGCCCGACCTGATGTTCGACTTCATCCACGCCGTCGCCCCGCGCGAGGACATGGACATCTATCGCGCCGACTACCGCGGGATGCCGTTCGCCAGCTGCTACGTCAACCTCGAAGGGCGCACGATCGCCAGCGAGGGCGGCTACCAGACGATGCCGTATGCCATCGGGCGCTACGTCACCAGCCCCCGCGAGGTGTACGGGCGCAGCCCCGCGATGACGGTGCTGGCCGACATCAAGATGCTCAACGAGATGAGCAAGACGACGATCCGCGCAGCACACAAGGCGGTCGATCCGCCGCTGCTGCTGCAGGACGACGGCGCGCTGCAGGCATTCGACCTGCGCCCCGGTGCGCTCAACTACGGCGGCGTGGACGAGCAGGGCCGGCAGCTGGTGCATCCGCTGCAGAGCGCGGCCCGCATCGACATCAGTCTCGAGATGATGGATCAGCGTCGGCGGGTCATCAACGACGCCTTCCTGGTCACGCTGTTCCAGATCCTGGTCGAGTCGCCGCAGATGACGGCGACCGAGGCGATGCTGCGGGCGCAGGAGAAGGGCGCGCTGCTGGCCCCGACGATGGGGCGCCAGCAGTCCGAGTTTCTCGGCCCCTGCATCGAGCGCGAGCTGGACATCCTCGCGCGAGCGGGCGTGCTGCCGCCGATGCCGCCGCAGCTGGCAGACGCGGGCGGCCTGGTCGAGGTCGAGTACCAGTCGCCGCTGAACCGTGCGCAGCGCGCCGACGAGGGCGTGGCGATCCTGCGCACGCTCGAAAGTCTCACCCCGCTGGCGCAGATCGACCCGTCCGTGATGATGGTGTTCGACCCGGACGCCACCGCGCGCGAGCTGGCCGAGATCAACGGCGTGCCGCAGAAGGTGCTGCGCACGAAGGATCAGGTGGCTGCGATGCAGGCGCAGCAGGCCGAGGCGGCTCAGGCGCAGCAGCTCATCGCCGCGGCTCCCGCGGTGTCGCAGGCCGCGCGCAACCTGGTGCAGGCGCAGTCGCTGGCCGGTGCTTCGCCGCCGCAGCAGGCGCCGGGGATCTTCGGTTGATCGACGCGATTCTCGGACGTCTGCGGCGCCGCAGGCTCGCGTACAGGCGCTGCTTCATGGACGCCGAGGGTCGCATCCACCCGTCGGCAGACATCGTCCTGGCGGACCTCAAGCGGTTCTGCAGGGCCACCAGCAGCACGATGGTGATCAGCCCCGTCTCGAAGGCCTGCGATCCCATCGCGATGGCGATGGCCGAGGGCCGGCGCGAAGTGTGGATGCGCATCCAGGCGCACCTGCACCTCGACGAGAAAACCGTGTTCAACCTTCAGGAGCCGAGCGATGTCTGACACTCCATCCGGGTCTGCGATCCTTGCAGGCAACCCGGCCCCCGCGCCCGCACCAGCCCCCGCACCTGCGCCCGCGTCCGGCGGCGCGCCGGCCCCAGCGCCGAGCGGCGGCGCCTGGTACGACGGGATTCAGGACGCGGACCTGCGCGGCTACGTCCAGAACAAGGGCTGGGGCGACCCGGTCGAACTCGCCAACGGCTACCGCAACCTCGAAAAGCTACTCGGCACCGAGAAGCTGCCGCTGCCCAAGGGGGCAGACGATGCCGAGGGCTGGTCGCGGGTGTACGACGCACTCGGTCGGCCCAAGGATTCCGGCGGCTACAAGCTCGCCGTGCCCGAGGGCGGCGATCCGGAATTCGCGAAAGCCGCCGCCGACCTGTTCCACAAGTCGGGTCTGTCGGCGCAGCAGGCCGAGGCGATCAACGGCTGGTACAACCAGCAGGTGCAGGCGCAGCTCGAAGCGCAGGCGACCGCGCGCTCGCAGCAGGCGGAGCAGGAGCTGCACTCGCTGCGCCAGGAGTGGGGCACCGCCTGGGAGGAGAACGTCAACCTGGGCCAGCGAGCAGCCAAGCAGTTCGGACTCAACCCCGAGCAGCTCGCGGCGATCGAGAACGGCCTGGGCACGGGCGAGCTGCTGAAGTTCATGGCGCGCATCGGGCGCGGACTCACCGAGCACTCGTTCGAGTCGGGCCGCACGACCAGCGGGTTCGGCATGACGCCCGAGGCGGCGCAGGCGCGCATCGCAGCGCTGCGCAATGACCAGGGCTGGTCGCAGAAGTACCTCAGCGGCGACGCCGGTGCGCGCAGCGAACTCGAACGGCTGATGTCGGTCGCCTACCCAGGGTGATGCGCATATGACAACGGACGACGAACCCTCCATTGCGCAGTGGTGGAACATACGGTTGGATTGCCTGCGTCTGGCCTATCGCAGCGACAAGAGTCCCGGCGAGGTGATGGAAGTAGCCCGCCTCTACCTGGACTTCGTGCGCAGTGGTGGCCCGCCGCCGACAAGCGAAAGCCCGGCTGACGGCCCGAAAGCGGGCAAATTGAACGGCCCCGGCAACCCCGGACAAGCCTCCGACATGGCGCCGCGCAAGCGGCAGTAACACCAATCGCCCTCGGAGGGTCTTTCGATGTCATTCCAGGTCAATACCGCGTTCGTCCAACAGTACACGACGAACGTGATGATGCTCCTGCAGCAGCAGGGGTCGAAGCTCCGCAACGCGGTGCAGGTCAATCGCTACGTCGGCAAGGCGGCCTCGGTCGCCGAGCAGTTCGGCGCCGTCTCCCCGGTTCGCAACCAGAGCCGGCATTCGGACACGCCGCTCATCAGCACCCCGCATGACAAGCGGTGGATGTTCCCCAACGACTACGACTGGGCCGACCTGGTGGACAACCAGGACAAGCTCAGGATGCTGATCGACCCGACCAGCTCGTATGCGATGGCGGGCGCGTGGTCGATGGGTCGCGCGATGGACGACGAGATCATCTCGGCGATCTTCAACGCGAACCTGACCGGCGAGAACGGCACCGCGTCCACCGGCACCCTGTTTGCCTTCAACAGCAACAGCCAGTCGGTGGCGGCCACCGTGGGCGCTGCGGCGGCCACCGGCCTGAACATCGCCAAGCTGCGCCGCGCCAAGCGCATCCTGATGGAAGCGCAGGTCGACGTGGACAACGATCAGCTGATCGCGGTCATCTCGGCCCGCCAGCACGACGACCTGCTGAACGAAGCGCAGGCGATCTCGCTCGACTACAACAGCAAGCCTGTGCTGGTCGACGGCAAGATCTCCAGCTTCATGGGCTTCAACTTCATCGTGTCGGAGCGCATTCCGGGTGCGTCGGGCTTCAACGCCACGATCAACCCGGCAATCGCCACCGGCTCGACGGACGGCACCTACACCACGGGCTCGCGCTACATGGTGCCGGTGTTCGCGAAGTCCGGTGTGGCGCTCGGCGTGTGGAACGACATCACCACGTCGATCGACCGGCGCATCGACAAGCGCAACAGCTACCAGGTGTACGTCACCGGAACCTTCGGGGCCACCCGCCTCGAGGAGCGCCGCTGCGTGCTCATCAACTGCGTGTAAGGAGCAGCCACCATGCCTGCATATCTCTCACAGGAACTGGCTGGCAGCACGACTGCCAACCAGACCGCGGCTGCCGTCGGCTACCGTCCTCGCGCGTCGGCCTACCAGGCGAACACCCGTCGCCTGCGCGGCACGTTCACGCTGGGCACGCAGACCACGTCGGACACGCTGGAAATCGGCAACCTGCCGGCGGGCGCGACCTTCGCGTTCGGCGTGCTCACGTCGTCCGTGTCGTTGGGGTCGAGCACCGTCGCCATCGGCACTGTCGGCGCGACCGGCAAGTACCGGGCGGGAGCGGTGTTCACCGCGGTCGATACCCCGACGATGTTCGGCATCGCCACCCAGGTGGGCGCGGTCGATCCGGCGCTGGCGGCTGAGGAGCGCGTGTTCGTCACCATCGGGGCGGCCTCGCTTCCGGCGAGCGGCACCTTCGTGGTCGACCTGTACTTCTCGGACGGCACCTGAAGCCACGGCGGGGTCGGGCATTTGCCCGGCTCCGCCTCTTCTGACGGGAGCATTTATGCCCTACTACTTCGGAATCAACACCGGCCAGAACGAGTACACGCCTCCGGCCCAGGGTGCGTCGACCACCAGCCGCGACGTCGAGATCGTGATCAACACCAACGCGAACGTGCCGTCGGTGCAGGATCTGGTCAACTCGCTGCGGCAGCTGGAGAACTTCATCATGCGCCAGGGAAAGCCCTGGTAGCACGATGCCGATCCGTCGCGCAGACGACGAGCAGTACACGCTAGGCGTCGGGCTGTCCGCCACCGGGCAGCCCGTCGCGGTCAAGGGCGGCGAGTACATGTTCTTCGCGTCGGGCAACTTGTCGAGCGCGGTGTGCTCGCTCGAATCACAGGCGCCCAACGGGCAGTGGTTCGTCGTGCAGGTGTTCACCGGGTCGCTGGTGCGGTTTACGAACCTGCCGGGTAGCCAGACGGCGATCGCCCTGCCAGCAACCAACGTCCGCGTCGCGCTCACGGGTGGCGGCACGCCGAACGGAATCGCCGCCTACCTCATCGGCCTCGGATAGGAGTCCTCATGCCAAACCTCAGCGCAGGCTCAACCTACAGTCAGTTCATCGGCCCCTCTGAGAGGGTCAACATCGTCTGCGACATTGGCGAGAGCTGCCGCATCTGGTTCGTGCCGCAGAACTCGGAGGCGCCGGCGCCACTCGGCTCTAGCCGCAGCCTGGGGCCAGCGGCCTGCGACCAGACGTTCGGGCCGTGGGGTGTCCCCGGCACCGTGAACATCGCCTGCGACAGCGGGACGATCGTCTACACCTTCAACGCGCCGACTGCGGCGCCGATCGCCGCCACGACGCTGACGGCCTCGGGTGCAACGACCCTCAGCGGCGCGGTGACCGCAAACCCGGCGAACCAGTCAGTGTCGATGGCGCCCTCTGGAACGGGCAGCGCGACCTTCGGCCCGACGGGCACCGGCACCGGGACTTTGCAGCGCATCGACAACCTGAGCAGCATCGGCACCGACGCAAGCGGCACGCCGGGCAACGCGACGATCAACAACCTGTGCGGCAGGGCAGCGTTCGCCGTCGGCGCCTCCGCGGTCACGGTCACCAACTCGAAGGTGGCCGCGACCAGCATCGTGTTCTGCGTGCTGCAGGCCTCGGACACGACCCTCACGCAGATCCTGCGCGTGGTCCCGGCAGCGGGCAGCTTCGTGGTCACCGGCAACGCCAACGCGACGGCAGCCACGGCGTTCTCGTTCTTCGTCGTCAACCGCGTCTGAGGGTGGTGCCATGCGCGCTCAACGAGTAGACCTGCTGATCAACGGCAACGCGACCGGCAACGCGGCCATTTGGCCCGGCGGTCGCGGCCTGTTCACGGTGGACGGCACGTTCGGCGGCTCGACCGCGACGCTGCAGTTCCTGGGACCGACCGGCAACTGGATCGCGGCAGGACCGTATACGACGCTTACGGCGGCAGGCGGCGGGATCTTCGACCTGCCGCAGGGGCAGATCCGCGTCAGCCTCTCTGGCGGTTCGCCGAGCGGCATCAGCGCGATCGCCTGCATCGTCGACCTCTGAGGCAGCGCCATGCTGCCGATCACGGCGCCGATCACGCGACCGATCACGGGGCCGATCACCAGCCCTGACACCGACGACGCGATCGCCGCGCTGTTCGCCAACGGCGAGCCTGGTGCGGCGCACGTCGTAGGTGACTTCGCGCGCTACACCGCACCGGGGCCTGAGCTGGTCACAAACGGCGGGTTCTCATCGGATACTGCATGGACGCTGCTGGCGGGCAGCACGATATCCGGCGGCGCACTCAACATCGTCGCGCCGGGGGCCGCCGTTGCGGCAGCCCAACAGACGTTTTCCTGGGTCAGCGGACGCTACTACCTTATCTCGTTTTCGGTCACAGGTTCGGGAACTGGTGTCAGCGTAAACATTCCGAGCCAGTCAGGAACTGTCCGAACTGCGCCCGGAACGTATTCAGAAGTCATGCTTGCAGGCATTGCTGGACCGCTTGTTGTGTCGCATCGCGGCGCGACCGGCTGGACTGGAACTGTCGACAACGTCTCTGTCCGCGAGCTGACGGCAATCGACTCAGCGACGATGTTGGGCAGCACTTCGGAATTCGTTCCGATCACCTCTGTCGAGCAGCAGGTTGCGGTCATCCTCGACACGAAGCAGGGAATCCGCTACTCCACGCTTCTGGCACCTATCGACCAGTTTGCCTTCAACGGATACGGCACGACGCCACCAACCGCGACGAGCAGCGCCACGACGTTCCTCGGCCAGCCGTGCGTGAGCGCGACGTTCCCAGCGATAGCCAGCGGCGCATTTCTGACGTGCCGAGCGGACGCGACCGGCGGCGCGGCGCAGTACAATTTCACGCCAGGGATGTTCCGCGCGTCGTACACGATCGCGCTGAGTCGGCCCCTTGTGGGATCGGAGGCTATTCGCGTCTACACCACTGGCGCGATGGGGCTGGCGCGCGTTGACCTCGATGCATCAACTGGTCCGACGGCGTGGACGACGTTCGTCACCCCCAGTTTCGCGAACGCGACCGGAGCCAACTATCTCGCGGTTCTGCCGATTCGCACAGACACGCCGATCACGGTCTACATCCGCCAGTACGGCGTCGAGCTTCTGGCCGGCGCGCACGCGATCCAGCCGACCGCGGGGTCGCGCGCCTGGCTGCGGAATCGCTACAACCAGTTCCAATGGTCTGAAGACATCACCAATGCGGTGTGGTCGAAGTCAGGCTTGACGGTTACTGGCAACGCGGGCGTGGCCCCCGATGGCACGACTACCGCAGACCGGATCACTGCTGGCGCGACCGGCTACTACCTGCAAACTAACGCGACGGTCAACGGCGCGAACGCGACCGTGCGAGCCTCACTGCGTGTCAAGAACGAGGACTACACCTCGGCAGACACGATGTACTTCAACTTGTCGGACGGCGTCTCTGGATTTATTCCGCTTGTTTTTAAGCCGTTCGATGGGACGTTCACAACTCCCGCTCCCGCGTCGTCGTGGAGCAACGTTTCGCGCACCGTCACCAGCATCGGCGACGGTTGGTATGTGCTGACGATCACCGGCACCACTACGCAATGGACGAGCGGTTGGATGGAGGTGGGCGCGTCCACTGCGCACAACCGCTCGTGCTTGGTGTGGGGGCATGATCTCCGTCGCGGCAACGACACCGCCTACCCCTACCAGTGGATCCGCTCCGCGACCGACTACGACAGCGACCCGCTGCGGTTCCCCGTCTACCTCGAAGCCGACGGCGTCGCGACGAGCATGTACACCCCGGCCAACCTCGACCTGTCGTCGACCGACAAGGTGACGATTTTCTCGGCGATCACGAAGTTGAGCGATGCGGCAGGAACGACCGCTTTGGAATTGAGCGCGGCATCGGAAACCAATAACGGGGCCTTTGCTCTGTTCGCGCCAGGCAGTGGCGGTTTTGCGGAGTACTACTGGCGAGTTCGCGGGTCGAATACCGTGAACGTGAATTACGCCAATGCGGCGATCGCAGCGCCTAACACGTCTGTGCTTGCCATGCTCGCAGACATCAGCGGCGACAGTGCGATCTCGCGCGTCAACGGCGCGCAAGTAGCTAGCTCCGCGTCGGACCTCGGCACCGGCAACTTCGGCTCTTACCCGCTCTACCTCTTCGCCCGCGCCGGCACGTCGCTTTTCTTCCGTGGCCGCTTCTACGCCTCGGTCATCCGCGGCGCACTGACGCCAGTGTCCCGCGCTGCCGCGGTCGAGCAGCAGCTGAACGTCCAAGCCCTCGGCAAGGTGTACTGATGAGCAGCGTGATCCAGGTCGCCAACCGCGCGCTGACCAAGCTCGGCTCGGCGCGCATCACCAGCATCGACGACGACGTGAAGGCGGCGCGCGAGGTGAAGTCGTGCTTCGATGACCTGCGCGACGATGAGCTGCGCGCCTATCGGTGGTCATTCGCCATGAAGCGCGAGAGCCTGCCAGCGCTCTCGGCGGCGCCGGCCTTCGGCTACCAGCTGCAGTACCAGCTGCCGGCGGACTTCCTGCGCATCGACATGGTCGACGATCGGTTCCCCTATGCCGACCTCGACAACTACGTCGGGCGCGAGAACCTCGACTGGGTGGTCGAGCAGGGCAAGATCCTGACCGACATCGCCGCGCCCCTGAAGGTGCGCTACGTCGCGCGCATCGAAGACCCGAACGCCTGGGACGCCAACTTCCGCGAGGCGCTGGCGTGCCGCATCGCCGCGGAGCTGGCCGAACCCATGACGCAGAGCGTGGCGAAGCGCGAGCTGGCCTGGAAGGAGTACCGGCAGGCGATCAACCGCGCGGTGCGCTCCAACTCGATCGAGAAGCTCCCGGTGACGCTGCCGGACAACGCCTGGATGGTGAGCCGACTGTAATGCCCAAGGCGTCCCCAATCCGCTCCAGCTTCAACGCAGGCGAGCTGTCGCCGCTGCTCGACGGGCGCGTGGACGTCGCCAAGTACGAGGCCGGCGCACGGGTGCTGGAGAACTTCATCCCGGCGGTGCAGGGGCCGGCAGTGCGGCGGGCAGGCACGCGGTTCGTGGCCGAGGTGAAGCAGTCGGCCTCGCGCACCTGGCTGGCGAAGTTCGAGTTCAGCAACACCCAGGCCTATGTGCTGGAGTTCGGCGACCGTTACCTGCGCTTCTACACCAATCACGGCCAGCTGCTTACCGGCACGGTGGCGGCCTACAACGGCGCCACGGCCTACTCGGTGGGCGACCTGGTCACCTCTGGCGGGGTGACCTACTACTGCATCGCCGCCACGACGGGCAACGCACCGCCCAACGCGACCTACTGGTACGCGCTCTCGGGCAGCGTCTACGAGATCCCGACACCCTACCTGGTGGCGGACCTGACCGATGCGGTCGATGGCACGTTCACGCTCTCGATGGCGCAGTCGGGCGACGTGATCTACATCGCGCATCCCAGCTACCCGCTGCAGAAGCTCTCGCGGTTCTCGGCGACCCGCTGGACTATCGCGCCGGTCACGTTCCTGAACGGGCCGTTCAAGGCGCAGAACACGACCCGCACGCGCACGGTCTACGCGAGCGCGGCCACCGGCACGGTGACCCTGACGGCCAGCTCGGCGCTGTTCTCGGCGGCGATGGTGGGGAGCTACGTCTACCTCGAACCGGCGGACCTGTCGTCGATCAAGCCGTGGACGGCGGGCCAGGAGTACACGATCAGCCCGCTGAACGAGCTGCGCCGCTCGGACGGCAAGACCTACAAATGCACGACGACCGGCGCCCCGACGGCCAGCAAGGCCTGGCGCACCGGCCCCGACAAGCCGGTGCATACCTACGGGACGGTGGCGGACGGTGACGGCGGGGCGAAGATCGGCACGAACATCGAGCGCGAGGGACTCGACTGGCTGTTCGTGGACGGCGGCTACGGCTACGTCCGCATCACGGGGTTCACCTCCGCGACCCAGGTCACGGCCACTGTGCTGGGCGACTGGGGCTTGCCGGCGGGCGTCGTGGGGGCGGGCAACGCGACCTTCCGCTGGGCGCTGGGGGCGTTCTCCGCGGTCGAGGGCTACCCCAGCAAGGTCACGTTCTTCCGCGAGCGCCTGACGCTGGCGAAGGGCCAGGATCTGTACTTCAGCGTCGCGGGCGACTACGAGAACTTCGCGGCCAAGGACGACAGCGGGCAGGTGGTGGCCGACCGCGCGATCCAGGCGACGATCTCGAGCGAACAGGTCAACACGATCCAGTGGCTGCTGCCGGCCCAGGCGCTGCTGATCGGCACGACGGGCGGGGAGTTTGTCTGCGCCGAGAACGCGACCAGCGAGCCGTTCGCGCCGGGCAACCTGAAGATCGAGCAGCAGACGGGCGAGGGGTCGCGCGCGATCACCCCGCTGAAGGTCGGCGCGTCGGTGCTGATGGTGCAGACGAGCGGGCGCAAGGTGAAGGAACTTGCCTACGCGATCCAGCAGCAGAGCTACCTCGCCAACGACCTGACGGTGCTGGCGGAGCATGTGACGCGCACGGGCATCCAGCAGGTAGCCTGGCACCGGGAACCCTACGTCGCCATGTGGGCCTCGCGCGCCGACGGGCAGCTGCTGGGGTTCACGTTCAACAAGGAACAGGACGTCGTCGGATGGCACCGGCATATCCTCGGCGGCAGCTACTTGCCGCCGCAGGCGACGTTCTGGAATCTCTACCGGTGGGCGGACGGCACGTTCCGCAGCTACCCAGAGGGCGGGCTGCTGCCGGTTGAGCCGGCACTGAGCGAGCTGCCGCCGTTCAACACGTCGCCGCCAACCAAGATCGTCGACCCGTCGCTGACGCCGAACGGCAGCACGATCTTCGCCACGATCCCTGACGCCGTGGCAACGGCGAACCCCGGCGACATCATCGGGGTGGCCGCCGGCACCCACACCGTGACGGTGCTGGTCACGCGGAGTGGCACGGCCTCGCAGCCGATCTACATCCAGGCGCTCGACCCGAACAACAAGCCGGTCATCGACGGGCAGATGACGCTGCCGGTCGGCTGGACGGAGAGTGGCGGCGTCACAGGGTCGGCGCACCTGGTTGCGATCGCAGCGTCGCACATCGTCTGGGACAGCATCGACGTCATCAACTCGCGCGTGCAGGGGATGCAAGTCGGTCCTGCGACCAACAACGGGTACTTCCTGAGCAACGTCGGCGAGTGGTACAGCAATGTGAAGGTGCTGCGCTCGCGCATCGAGAAGGTCGACAACAACGGGTTCCGCAGCCTCAACACGGACGGCGTGCTGCTCGGCGGATGCACGGTGCGCGAGACGTGCCGCTCGAACGTCTGGGACTCGACGACGTCGAATCCGACCAACTGGAGCGCGGCGGTCATCCCAATGGGCAAGAACGTGTCGATCATCGAGTCGACCATCTGCCAGGGGCTGGGCGAGGGCATCCACGCCGGCAACCACATTTCGTATGGCACGGGGGCGTTCATCCAGGTCGAGAACCTGGTCGTGCGCAACTGCCGCGTGTACGACTTCTGGTCCGGCCCGCTCTACGTCACCAACGTCGACGGCGGCCTGGTCGAGGACAACATCTTCTACAACACCGCGGACACGCGGTTCTGGACCGGGCGCAGCGGCAATCCGCAGTACCCGCCGACGACGGTGTATTTCGCCTCGGAGTCGGGGCGCGCGTATGGCGCAGTCCCGACCAACGGGCTGATCGGCTCGCGCGATGTCACGTTCAGGAACAACGTGGTGGTGGGCGGCCTGCGACTGCTGGGCTTCGGCGACGAGCCGCTGCAGACGTTCAGCAACATCAAGATCCAGCACAACACGTTCTTCGGCGCGCAGCCTGGCACCTATGCCGCCGGTTCCGGCTGCGTCTACAACGCGATGACGAACCTCTCGAACCTCACGCTGGAGAACAACCTGTTCTTCGACGCATCGGGGCGAGTGGTTGCCTCTGCGCCCGGCTGGGCTGCGACGATCGGCACGTCCGTGATCCGAAACAACCTGTGGTCGCACACTCCGCCTGTGGCACTGCAGGGCACGGGCGATGTCGTCAACGTTGCCGTGGGCCTCACGAATTCCAGCTACGCGCCGTCGGGTCCGTGGCCGTCGACCAGCACGTTCGACACCGAGGCCTTCAAGCTCACGGCTACGTCGCCTGCGCTGGGCGCTGGCGCGACCGGCACGGGCGTCTCGACGGACTTCTTCGGCACCGCGCGCCCGACCACGCCGGACATCGGCGCGCATGAGCGCACGCCATGAGCCGCAGTTTCAACGGCACCAGCGCCGCGCTGACGAGCAACACCAGCCCGATCACTGGGTTCCCGTTCACGCTGGCCGTCTGGTACAAGCCGGCGACGCTCTCGGGCAGCGACAAGGATCTGATTTCGCTGCACGACGACCCGTCGGTGCCGATCGCGGTGCGCCTGGTGCTGCGCAGTGCAGCGTCCTGGAAGCCGACGCTTTACCTGTTCGACGGCGGCTACAAGGAGATCAACTCCGGCGGCTCCGGGTCGACGACGGGCGCATGGCAGCTGGCCGTCGCGGTAGTCAACTCCGCGTCGAGCTACTCGGTGTTCTACAACGGCGCGAACAAGGCGACCGGCACGACGCCGGTCACCATGACGCTGTCGAACCTCGACCGGCTGGCGATTGGCAAGAGTTCGTTCGGCGCTGAGTATTTCGAAGGCCTGCTCGGCTACGCTGCGGCGTGGAACGGCGTGGCGCTCTCGGATGCGCAGGTCGCCGCGCTCTACACCCAGTCGCCGCTGCTCGTCGGGACGCCGACCGCCGTCTGGCCGCTCATCAGCAACGCCAGCCCAGAGCCGGACAGCGTCGGCAGCAACACCCTGACGGTGACGGCGGCCACGTTCAGCACGGACAATCCGCCGATCTCGACCATCTCGGTGACGGACGTCGACACCGACGAGTCGATCCGCAGCGACCAGACCGGCATCGTCATCACGGGCACCGGGTTCGGGGCTACGCAGGGCACGGGGTCGGTCACGATCACCCAGGGCGCGGTGACGGTCGCGCAGACGGTCACGTCCTGGTCGGCCACCTCGATCCAGTTCAGCACGGCCTTTGAGGCATCGCCCAACGACCTGAAGTTCGGCGCCGCGACGCTGCGGGTCACCGAGAACGGCGGGACGTATGCCGAGATCGGCATCACGATCACCCCTCCGACCGGCCAGACCTACGTCGCCATCACCAGCGTGAACGCGACGCCGGGCTATCGGTTCGTCGTGTCGCCTGACCTTGCCGTGGGCGACCAGGTGTGGGCGCGCGGCCTCGGTGGGACGGCGGCCCCCGGCGGCCTCACGCTAAACGCGGACGGCACGTTCTACTTCGCCAGTGGGTCGCCGACGGGGTTCGAGATCCTCGTCTGGAACGCGGCCAGCGCGTCGTGGGGCAGCTGGCTGGCGCAGGGGTTCGAGGCGTCTACGGCGGCCTCCGGCAATGCCGTGTGCGAATCGGTGTGCGTGATCCCGGCGCCCGACCGGGCGCGCGACGAGCTGTGGCTGATCGTCAAGCGCACGGTGAACGGCGTGCAGCGGCGCTACGTCGAATACCTGGAACGGGAGTTCGCCGAGGGCGACTCGCAGGC